TTGTCGGAGAAGTCTTCATTAACAAGGTCAAACCTCCCTGATAAATTCCTAAACATTGTACGTAGTTGAAGTAAGTTCATTTCATCACCATTAACAGATCGTTTAATTATTAAACGATCATTTATAATAAGCTGTGAGGTAAGGGAAAGGAGTAAACCTTACCCCACAGCCGTTATTGACCTACCTGGAGGTTAGCTACGGTGTTAACAAGTTTGGTAAGCCAACACCATTTAAGACTGCGCATTTCTGCGGCAGTCCAAACTCAAGACCACATTCAGTGAGGTATTCCTCATTAGTGCCATCAACCCTACGCTGACCATAACCCTCAGAATGTTCCTTAGACTTACTTTCACCATAGAAAGATGTATCATCTATGTAACGGTAAGATATTTCCTTAGGCTCAAGAATCACTCCCATGTTACGAGTGGTTGCATCGTAAGAAAACAACGGATGAGTCTTCATATGAATAGTCCCAAAGGGAGTAATCCAAGTACGAATCTGCATACCGTAAGTTTTCTGTGCAGGTGCAAGGTTGATCTGTCCACCAGCCATTGCAAGAGCGTCAAGGCCAAGCAAGAATCCAGAACCACAGAGGCAGAGTTTTTCATCTGCTCCGTACCTGAATATTTGCTCAAGCATATTTTTAAACCAGGTTTCACCACCAGCTGCCCAAGTCTGCCCAGCGTAAGCAGCATTCAACGTATAGTCATCACAGTTTGCAGGTGCATACTGACGAATGAAGTTGATCACACCTCTAGTGGTTCGCTCAGGTTTTCCATTGTCACCTATGTTCTGGGTCATGATACCCCAGAGGAACGCAAGCTCCATTTCCCAAGAATGCATCTCAAGACATTCAGACTTTGCCTTCTGATACTGATCACCAGTGCGAAGACGAGTCTTTCGAGCAGTCCGAGTAAGGGACAAGGGTGAGCGAAAGATCTGAGTATAGTTATCAACTTCAACCGGATTCAGCGCAATCGCATCAGGCATCTCACCACCCTCAGGATTGATGTTACCGATGATTTTAAAGGTATCACAGTCAGTAAGATCATGGTCAGCTGAGTTATCATCAGCTTCGAGTAGTTTAATGGCAACAACAGAGTTTGTAGTACCTCTGGTAATGCCAGTTATCTTACCCACAACATCAACTCGCCAATCAGATGCATCACGAAGAAGAATCTGATGTCCCTCACGCATACGATTTGCGAGAATAGTGGTTATCTGGATATAAATTGTATCCCCAGCAACCCCAGCACCTGCATAGGCAGCTGTCATATCAGGTAAAGTATATACACCAGCTACATCTCCACCAACAGCTGACTGCTCCTGAGTCCACCAATGAAACTTAGGATCATCAACACTTTCACTACCCATCATTGAAAGTATTGCAGTCAAAGGAGCCATACCATTAGGATACAAATAGAGTATCTGCTGTCTCCAATTTTCAGGACGCTGGTTATCTACCCAGTCACCCGTACCTCTCATACCAAGAAACATAATTAGTTACCTCCATTAAGTTCAGATCGTTAAATTATAAAACAATCTGGTTATTGTTAAGCATAGTCATATCCACTAGGGAATGTAGAAGTGATTGCAGCAAGCGGATGCCAATGCATACCATCACTATACATCAACAGACGATCACAAGCACTGTTGAGAACTATATCAACCCAGCATTCTGAATCGTCTCTGTCCGTAATAGTGATAGTGTTAATAGCATCTGCAGCTCTAACCACTATTGAATAAAACCGTCCTTTTGCCTCAGCTACAGGCGGAAGAGCGATCACTATAGGAGCAGTCAATGCACTAGGACGTACCACATAGTCATAATTAGCCATCTCGACTGATGCAGCAGGGTCTATAAACTTATCAACCACTTCCTTATCATGTTGAGCAAATCTATCTTCAAGCATTATTGTTACCTCCGTAAGGTATCATTCATCGATGCAAGCTCTTCCTGCATCGGTGTAAGATCTGGTTTATTATCAGGTTCTCCAGACTTCCCTTTTCTACGAGGGAGTTTAGGAGCACCGCCCTTATCGTCAACATCTTTCTTCACAGCTTTCTTCTGTAAATCAAGACGCTTACGAACCTCAGTGCCTACTTCACTAAGAACCTCATCATATTTTTTATCTGGGTTCTCTGAAGCTACTTCTTCAAACACAGCAGCGACGACTTTCTTAAATGGTACAAGGTCTTCATTGTCTTCATAGAATTTCTCACTTGCATTTTTCAAGTTGGTCATAACAGCTATGTTAGTTTTCACTATATCAGGTATGGAACGTAGCACACCTTCACCAAGAACCTTCCTTGTGTCGGTTACAGCTTTCTGATATATTGAATTGAGCATCTTGTTGAATTCCTTAGGATCACGGATAAGTTCTTCAATGTCTAACTCACCTACAAAGTCCTGGTCTTCAAATGTTAAAGGTGGTTCGTCATCTTTATTATCCTTGTCCTTGTCATCTTCAACGTCTTTAGTGTCTTTAGTATCTTTAGAGGATTCTGCCTCAGCTAGTTTTGTGCGGAGACTTTCTATAAGTTTATCTTTGTCGTCTGATTCAGAGTCATCTTTGTCATCATCAGATTTGTCATCTTTATCTTTATCCTCATCCTCATCACCTTTAGATTTCTTATCGTCAGGCTCACCTTCACCTTTGTCTTCATTCTTATCAGGATCTTTATCATCAGCAGGATCATCATCACCTTCCAAATCATCCTTCTTATCCTGATCTGGATCATCTTCGATAGCCTCACCAAAAGATTTAAGCATTTCACCTATATCATCCTTTACTTCTTTTGCTTTATCATCATTCACTTCGTTTTCCATTTCGCTAACCTCCAGTTTGTTTATTTATTAAACGATCTTAATTACTTAACACTTAATTGTCTCCAAATCTCCTTCCAATAACCATAATTAGTTGAACCATCACCTCCGATATTTACCAATGCTAGTACATCATCCTGCTGTGCCGCAAAATCTGTCAACACAGGTAATTGATTAAGATACATTTTCCCATCTGATTTAATCCCATCTTTAAGTGATATATCGTTGTCTTGGAAAACAAATATCTTAATCTGTCCTTCAGTCCCACCTCTAATATATTCTATAACAGAGGCACCAATCCCAGAAGTTAAAACTACTTCTATCTTCTGAGCACTTAAATCAATACCGATTACTAAAGCTGTGTCTCCAGCTGATATGGACAAATTTGTAACAGTTATGCTATTAGAATATTCTTCTATAGCATTGATAGCTACAGCAAGTGCTCTGATATAAGCTGGTATTTCAGCAACTAGTACTTGATCGGTTGGTTTATTTGTGTCTAGGCTCATCTTTCTTATCCTCCAGAATACTTAAAAATACATCAGGCATACTTAATATATAGTCAACAGCCTTAACCCTTCCATTTAAATCCCCCATGTGAAGTAAGACGGATGCCGTGGAAGAATTGTTATCAGCTGCGTCATCAACTATATATTTCATTTCAAGCTCAAATCCTTCCTTCCATGACTCAAGCTCAACAATCATATCAGCCCATAGGATAGAATTTTTAAAGTCCTCTATATCACCCTTAGTCGTCCTTATATTTGTCCCTTCCATTTTACACTCCTGTAGGTACTAGATTTCCACGTTCAACTTCACGTGAGACTTCTTCATCAGGCATGACTTGCCCTTGAATCTGATTAACATTGCGCCTGAAGTCTTCTACATTCTTTGCTCCAAGCTGCTGAGCAATATACATGAAGATTCTTGTTACATCAAACTGCTGTGCCAATTCAGGTGTTGTGCCTATTACCTCAAACATCTTAATCCATGATTGAGAAAAGTTGCCTCCAGGAATTGAGCCATCTCTTACAATTAAGTCATAATTAACTGCTAAATCATAAGGAGTTACTCTCACACGTTCTTGTTTACCGTATATAGATTTAAGTTGCTCAGCGTAGCGTCCAACTAATTTGACATAACTATCTTGAGACATATACTGTTGCGTATGCACAGCAAACATAGTTCCCACATCCTGCATGAATTGCATACCTATTATCATAGCAATACGTTGTAAGCGAGAAATTGCAGAACCCCGTGTACCTTGGAACTCTGCACCGGTCAAGCGTTCAGGTCCACCTTGTCGTAATGCACCTTGCATTGATTGGTCAGCGCCGGATATCCTATCCATCCACTGAGTGATGTATGCAGAGTCTGATATGTTAAGCCGAGTAATGTCATTTACCTGAAGTTGCTGAACAACTTTATCTACTCCACGTCCCCAAGCTGGACGTCGTAACCTAACTAACTTTCCAGGTTTAGGATCTCTTAAGTCTTCCATGTTAATCAAATAAGGGTCAACAACAAACATGTCGTTGATGGCTTTTTTGACGTTAGCTACATGCGAGTTGAACAAAAAGTCTAACGTATGCTGTAATCCATACAGCACTTCCATACGTCCAATAGGTGTAATTGAATAGCCATCAAACTCTGGACTTGCTACCGAAATAGGATACATCCCATGGTTGTGGTCAGCTTTCTCACAAGCTATTATCACATCATCTGCAGCAAGCTCAAAGTACCATTTCTCAGGATATTCACTAGCTCCAAGTTTCCATTCTTTAGGTATTAAGTTAATATACATCTTAATGGTGTCAACTGGATTTGTA